TTACGCCCCCAGTCCTGCGGGGCCCCCTTCACCTCAAACGGCTCGTCATGGCCCGGCAACCTGACCCGATCACGCGCACCCACAGTCACGCCCGGCGGGAAATAGATCGTGAAATCAACCCCCACGCCATCACGGTTAGGCTCAAAAACCTCCGCAACAGCACCAGGAGCCACCACACAACCCCGAGCAAAAAACGCCGTAGACCATGTATCAGGTTCCTCGTATCCGTCAACCACAGCGCCCGGCTGATGCCGAAGAACCTCAACCTCGACGCCGAACGGGTGCCGGGCCGACAGGTGGACCGGGAAACCAAGGACGATACTCATCACCAGCCACCAATCGGCGGCACATAGTAAGGGCTGAACGGTGAAGTGCTAGGGACCGTGTCGATAGTGAAAGCGCGCTGTCCGGTTTTCGTGCCAGCCAACTCGGCCCGGTCCTCATCCGTCAGATACATAGCGCCAGGCTCGTCACCGCCGTAAGTCCGGGAACCCGTGAAAGGCCCCGTACCCTCGCTGATCTGCCGAATACCCTCCGGATTACGAATATGCCGAATAACCATCCGGGCAACAACCTTCTGCACCCGAACAAGCGGCAAAGTCAACGCATCAATCCGCGACTGAATGTCAGGGAACTCCGAACCGACCGTATCCTCAGCGTCACCAATCAACACGGCAAGCTGAGAATCAGGCACCGGCACCTCACCGAGTAGCCAGCGGTCTTTCACGTCCTGCGGGGAAGTCCAAGCCATCAGTCAACCCCTTCCAAGAGGTCAGTTCTTACGCGGGCGCCCACGACGGGACGGCGCGGCAACCTTCTCAGGCTCCACGGCTTCCGGCTCCTGCTTCGTGAAGCCGGCACCGAGAAGGAGGTCAACGCTCTCGTCTGAGGCGTCAACCTCCTTCCCGGTAAACGGGTTGATCAGAATCATTAGGCGGTGGTTGCGCCGGTCAGCTTCACGAAGTGGGCGCCGTTACGGACAACGAACCCAACCTCAACCTCGGCCCGGATAGCGAACATGTTCCGCTGCCACAGGTTGATCTGGGTGCCGCCCTTGTTCACGGTCGCCTGGTTGCTGATGTCAACCTTGATGCCCTCGACAGAACCCCACAGCGCGGAGTTAGCGAAGTCACCAGCGAAGCCAACAACGTCAGCGCCGGTAGCCGGGTTGTTGTAAACCGCGGAGGACTTCAGCACATCGCGGCCGAAGATGGAACCGACAGCGCCGGAATCGTTTCGGGCGTCACGCAGGAAAGCGTAGTTACCCTGGCCGTCCTTAGCGGTCATAATGGTGCCCTCAGCCTGCGGGGCGATGAGCCAGTGGCTCACGTCGCCGCCGGCAGTGCCAACCGTGGTCAGCGCGGTCACGAGGTCACCGATGGTGTCAGTGGCGTCCAGTGCAACAGCGGTGGAGCCGGAGAGAACATCGAAGTTCGAGCCCGGAGCCGTACCGTTCAGGATCGTGCTGTCGAACTTGCGGCCCAGCGCGGAAGGCAGGCGGCGAGCCAGTTCGGCGTACAGGCCCGGCAGGTCGCGGCGGAACTCGTCCGAGAACAGTTCGATGACAGCGAGCTTGTAGGGGGTGATGGACTTGTTGCCCACCGTCGCCTGAGAAACCGGCTTCTCATCGGTCTCATTGACCCAGCCGGCCTCAGCGTCTCCCGTGATGATCGGGATAGTCAGACCCGAACCGGGGATGCTGATCTGGCGGGAAGCCTGCATGATGACAGACTCGGTAACGGCGGTCGCCCAGATCTCCTGCGAGATCTCGCGGGGCAGCAGCCCGCCGACGTTAGTGGAAGTACGATTCAGGTCAATACCAGCCATGTTGGCTCACTCCTTTAAGAGGAAAGTTGGTTAGTGAAGAAGTCCGCGAACTGGTCGCCAGTCGAGCCCTTCACGGTGTTCTGGTTCACGCGGCCCAGAGACTCGGACTTAGGCCCAGCCTTCTGTTCCCCGCGGAAAGCAATAAGCGCATCCGCCGCGGCCTCAAGCTCATCCTGCGTGCTGCCCGTCAGCAGCGAAGCAGGGACACCCTTAGCGGCGGCAACCTCGGCCTTCAGCGTCCTGGATTCCAACTCGGCTGCACGCTTCTCAGCGGCCTCCGCACGGGCCAGAGCCTTTTCGGCTTCGGTCTTGTTCGCTTCCTCGATCTCTGCGAGCTTGCTGGCTTTCGCCTTCAACTCTTCGTAATCGGAGAAGCGCTTGCGCTCCCGGTCCAAACGCGCCTGCACGATGCGGTCAAGTTCTTCCTGTGAAGCAGGAGCCTTGAACGCCTCAGCGCTTTCGGTGCCGGTCGGTTCTCCCGCGTCAGCGGTAATCTCAGTGTTTTCGGACACGCCGAAACACCCCTTTCCGTTTAGGCCCCGTACGGGCATCAAATGAACCGCGCAACGGGCGCGTACCGCATCATGGGAGAACCATGGATGTCTTATTTGGCGTCTCTCAACGCTCGGTATTGGTCGTACAGCGCATCAGGGTCATAGCCGTACTCGACTCTGGCTCGGGTTTCATCCCAAGATGGCAGGATGTTGCACCGGCATTTGCCGTGGAACTTCTTCGAGTCGCCAACGGTGTCCTTCGAGTACACAAACCCTCTTGACGACAGCATCAGGCAGAACTTGCAAGCGCCAGGCTCGGGAACACGGGCATAAGCGGCGTTGTCAGCGTGTGCCGCCTGCATCACTGTGTCGCGGCCAGGCTGTAGGGCGTATTCGTTCGACATCATCCCGAGGAACGCCGACATCGTGTCCGCATCGCCGGCCCACAGCGGCCCGTCCGGGCGTGTTGCGAACCCCAAGCGGCCCTTCACCTGGGCATCAGGCATAGTGGCGGCGAGCGGGGCACTGAACGCCCCACCCACGCCCTCCAAATCCCGCAACTCGTCGTACCAGTTAGCCGCGACACCCGCCGCAACGTCCCCGTACTCAGCAACGAGCGCCGGCACAAAATCAAACAGCGCATCACGCACCGCAGCCGGCTTAGCAAAATCCAGCGCCGAAAGAAAAGCCACCAAATCACGCTCAACCAACGCCGCTATACCGTCATTCGCCTGCTCGAACACCCTCAGCATCTGCAGCGACATCAACAACCCCCTGCGGAGAAGCCTTCGCGGCATTCACCAACGCATCCAACCTCGTACCAACCTGAGCCCGGCGCCGATCCGCAACAATCCGATCAATCGTCGTCTGATCAAACCCAAGCTGCTCAAGCGTCACAGCAGAATCGGGCGGCAACACACCAGCAGTAACAAGCTTCATCACCGCATCAGCCGCAGCCGCCTTCGTCGGAGTAGCTGGATCCCGCCACTTCGTCGTCAGCAACTCCAAACCCTCAGCCGAACCCGTACGAATCTCGACAGCCATCCGCATCGCATCAACCCAGGCAGCGCCGAAAGGTTCATGCGCCGACTCAGCATCAGCGTTGAGGTCAAGGTAGGCCGTGTGCATTGCCGCGTCAGAAGCCGGATTGTCATGGATGATCCCGAGCGCATTGAGTGGAATGTTCGTCTCACCAGAGAACTTCGCACCAATCGTCCGCAGCATCTCCGTGTGAGGCTGCATCGAAGCGGCCTGGAACTGCCCAACAGTCGGCGTGTCCCCGTCCTCATCCTTGCCAATAGCAAGAACATGCCCGGTGATCGTCTTCCAAGCATCAGCCATCGACCCGTCAGCGTTCGTAAACGCCGACTCATCAGCGCCCAACAGATAACGCTGCGGCGAGCTGTAGAACTCAGCCGAAACTTCCATGCGAAGGCTCGTGCGGATCGCCTCATCCGTGATCCGCATAACGCCCTGAGTGATCCGTGAACGCCCGAACGGGTACTCCGGGGAAGAGTCATACGCCAGCACAACAACAGGGCACCTACCCAGCGTGTGCGGCCTCTCATCCAACACCCAGCGGCCGTCAACGCGCAGACCCGTAACAACCTTGTCCTCAAGGTACAGAATCCACTCGGTAGGCAGGCCAGCCTCGGCAGCGACAACCGACAAAGCAGCCGAAGCGCGGCGC